ATATCCATCACCGCTAGACTCGTCACGGTTGCCCATGCGATTAGCGTAAACCATGTTAGCGATCTTTTTGGGGTTTCCGGCATATTGGTTCGCAATCTCAAGGGTTGGAAAACGCTTGGGCCATAGGCGCATCAGCGTGGCAGCTTTGTAGTTCAAGTTTTCTTCCAGCACACGAAAGTTGCCGCACTCATGCCCGCACTGACCAATGAACGAGGCTTGACGTTTCGGGTTAGAAATATCAAACCGAATGAAAGTTTCGTTCAGCGGCTCAACCCACTTCGGGTCGATGTGCATCCGGGTCAGTTGTTCAGCGGTTACCATTTAATTGGCTCCTTACGGCTTCGTAGGCGTCGATGCAGGCGTTGAGTTGGAGGATGGCTTTGTCTCCGTCTGCGACGATGGCAGCAATAGCTGCGAGAGTCTGTCGGTCAGATTCGGTTGCATCTTCTGTATTTGGGGCGGCAGTGGTGGTACTTGCGGGGGCTTGTACACAACTTGCGGAGGGGAGCCGCACGCGACCAGCACGAATGGCACGATCCAGGTCAGTAGATTTTTGGGTAAGGACATTGTTTGCTTCCTCTAACTTAATGGCATTTTGATTCAGTTTGCCGTTCATTACATGCTCGATTTCACGGGCTTCGGCGTCTTTCTTGGCGATCTCAACCTGCATCTCCATGTCGCGTTCAGTCCAGCCATAGTGATGGCCGGTGAAGTAAATCCCGATGGCCGCGCTCAGTGCGCCCAGCAACAGGTAGGGAGACGGGATGCCGAACATTATTCTGCCTCCTTGCGGGCCAAGGCCATGTGCTCACGCTCGTGGTCAGCTTCTTGGTGGTCAGCCGGTGTTGTGGGAGGTGGAGGCGGCGTCCATGTCTCGTCCAGCGCAGGGTTCTGGAAGTTCATCCAGTTTAAACTTTGTTGCACAGGCTGGGGCGCAGGAGCCGCAATCGGTGCAGGGGGTTGCGGAGCTGGTGTGCCCGCGATGGCGTTGGCTGCAGCGCCCACTGCACGTTTACTCATCACGCCGCCGATCCCGCCGACTACCAACAAAACAATGTCGTTGAGCATCTTGGTGTAGGCCATGTCAATCGGGGCCATCGACTTGATCGGCTGGGTCACAAACGTGACGGAGTACAAGAGCGCAATCACAATGACAAACAGGATCAGCGTGACCGCCACAACGACAAAGCCCCAGATACGGACTTCGACCTCTTCAGCGGTTAGCCGGTGCTTCTGGTGGCTTGGGTTGTTCAATTTGCTTCTCCAAAATAGGGGCAACGAGGTACTCCGGGCAAGTCTGTGTAAACAGGCACTTGGGCTTTTGGCACTGCGCATCAGCAAAGTGATCCGGGTCTTGGCAACTGTACCGATAACGGTCTTCGCAGGCGGCAAGACATCCAACTGCAAGAGCTACGGCGAAAAACACATACTTCATCACAGTCTTTCAAAACGGAAGGTAACTCAACGCCTTGTCCATCGCCCGCTTTGCCAACGGCTCCGGCAGAACATAGACAAAATCCAAAAACCACCAGACGCCAGCTACATAGCAGAATAGCTTAAACCACTGCTTGAATCCGGCGACGATGTCTTTCATGTGCAGCCGTACTTGTTGCAGTGCAGGTAGAAGTAGATGCCACCCCAAGCCACAAGGCCGAGCAGGAGCAACAATCCACCACCGAGCAGGAATGCTTCAAGGGCTTCTTGCTGTTCTTTCTTTTTACGGGCTGCGGCTTCACGCTCACGCTTGGCTTGCTGCGCGGCTTCTGCTTCCATCTTTGCTGCTCGAGCCTTGATCGCAACCCACACGTCCATCTTGCCCGAGGAAAAGAACAAGTTTTTCAAATCGTTCTCAAACTCCCGAGCGCCTTCGAGCGCCATCTCCAGCTCCAAGGCTTTACCCATTGCGGAGCCCTTGAAGCCACCGCCCTTGGCTGTCTGCACAACCTGAATGGCGTTGACCTTGGCGTCAAAATACTTCCCAAGAACGGGAGCAAGACTGCCGATGTCGTTGGCGGTCTGTGAGGCTTTTTTGACCAGCTTGATAGCTGACTGCACCGCATCCAGCGCGGCAAACGGATCAATCGGAATCATGCTCCACCTATTGAGGAAAGCGGCCCGAAGGCCGCTGGTTTACTGCACTGATTCAGGAGCCGGAGCATCCTTCATTTCAGGCATAGGGACTTGCGGAATCGCCTGCTCACGGATGGATTGCACCAGATCAGCCACCTGTTCATAAGGGGCTTTTGCCAATGCGGCCAACACGATATTGACAGCGCCCAAGGGCAAGGTCAAAGAGATAGGCGTGTTCAGTTCTTCGTTCATGTTTAACTCCAGCAGCGGCTCAAGTGGGGGAGCCACGTAACCCCGTAGCTATTATGCCGTAGCCCAAGGCAATGGGGGCTGAATTACCGGAGGGGTAATCTGGTTATTGATCTGGGACTGCACGTTGGCTTCAGTGGCTGCTTGGTCAACACCGTTAGCCCAAATCCAACCTAAAACTTGGTCTTGGGTCAGGGATGCGTAAGGTGTAAAGCTACCGCCAGTTGGGGCTGGCACAGCGCAGGTTGAGTAAACGCTGGCGCTGTAGGTGTCTTGCACACCGGAGCAAGTCCAGTGAACGGTGAACACTACGTCAGTTTGACCGTCGGCTTGAGGGTAGGCGTCCATCGCTGTGACAGACCATGTGATTGTTGCGGACATGATATTTCCTTTGGGGTTAGATGCCTGCTGCTGCAAGGCGTTTACGGAGAGATTGGATTTCGGCGATCAAGTTGGCAATGATTTCAGCGCTGGAGTAGTCCATGCCTTGCATTTCTTCGCCGTCTTTTACGCCAGTTGCCACAGGGGTGCGTGAGGCTTCTTGAACTTCGTGAGCAATCAAACCCACAAAGGTGGAGCCGTCAGCTTTCCAAGTACCTTCGACGGGGTTCAATCTGTCGATGTACGCACCGCTGTTGGTGATTGGGCCTGTAATGTTTTTCAGGCGGTAGTCGGAGCTGGTGTTGTAAGCAGTCGATGAGGCCGCGACAGAGATTGAGCCCACTGTCGATGAAAAGCCGTTGTTAGCAAAAACGCAAGGGTAATATATCGCCGTGCCGCTGGTGTTTCCAAAATGCGACCCATACACACCGTTGTTTGATTGCACGACAAGAGCAGTTCCGTTGCTTACGCCGGGAGTAATGCTTACATGCGCGTTTGCGGTTAAAGGACTTGTAGTCCCCACCATAAAATTGCCCGAAGATTCAAAACGGGCTGCTTCTGTTAATGCAGTATCTGTTGATACGTTCCGCACAGAAAAACAAATTGCGCCCGATGTATTGTTGGAGCCGTCATATAACAAACCTTTAATAGCGGCAAAACCAACGCTGTTGGCTGCATCACCTTGCTGATTGGCAAAAGTAATTGCTCCGCCTGAACCGTATGCGGCGCTGCTACCTGCCAACCGAAGTTGACCCCCTCTTAAACCCGCGTCCGTCAAATTGGCTGTTAATTGCGAATCGCCATAAACCTCACATTGCGCTTTAGGGGTTCCTGTTCCAATACCGACGTTGCCACCCATGAGCGACAGCGAGTTGGTGAAGTTAAGTGTTGCGACAGAGGTGGCGTTGCTAGAAATTTCAAAAGTGGCATAACCACCGCTTGTGTTGCTGACCCGCAGACCTGTTCCGGAAGATCCGTTTTGGGCTTCAATGTTGTAACCGCTAGTGCCGCTTGTCAGACCAACCAACAAACGACCACTGGCATCCAGCGTCATCGCCTGAGTAAAGGTGATGGTATTGCCTGCTGTGCCGGAAGGGGCGGTGTACCATGTGTGTTGACCTGCATTTAACAAATATTGAGTTGCACTTCCTGTATAGCCGTATTTCCACGCGCCGTTGTAATAAGCGTTTGCATTTATATACGTTGAAACGTTGTTTGCAGTAATGTTATTTCCGCTTGCAGCTATTTCAATTGCTTTTAAGCCACCTCCACTCCAAGCACTCGGAGTAACCCCCAAGCCGAGGTTGCCGGAGGCGTCTATACGGGCTGCTTCAGAGCCACCTGTCCAAAAACCTACTACGGAAGTTCCTGATACCCGAGCGCCAATTGAATTGTCTTCAGGTGTAATCCAAGCGTTAGTGCTGTAATACAGTTTTCCACCAGCAGCTAAACCAATGTTATTTGCTCCGGGGTCGCTAGTAGTTCCAACAGACAAACCACCAGAGGCTTGCAGCGTCATCGCCTGAGTAAAGGTAATGGCGTTACCTGCCGTGCCAGAGGGGGCTGTGTAAAACAAATGCTGTCCATTTGTTTGCTGATAAGTTGTTGCTACTGCTGTGTTGATGTATCTGAAGTTCGTATTATCAAAATATGTATTTGCGCTTACCCACACGTTAGGATTGGACGAGTTGATCGACCAGAACGCGCCTTGATTATTTACTTGAATGGCTTTTTCGCTGCTTCCCCAAGCACTCGGAGTCACTCCCAAGCCCAGATTGCCGTTTACATCCAGACGCAACCGTTCGTATGTTGTGCTGGCATTGGGGTCAAATTGATTGATCGCAAAATAACCAGAGCCACCGCTGTCGGCGGCGTATGTTGCCACCAAACCAGAACGGTATCCGGCAACTGGAACAACATGGAAACTTGCCGTAGCAGGGAATCCACCGGAATTTAAAGATGTAAGCCCAAGGGCGCTGATGCCACTTGAAGATGCGGCGTTAATCAGTGAACTGAATGTAGAAGAATAATATGCGCTCGTGCTAACAGTAGCATTGCTTGTAACATTAAGTTTTGCAGCAGGCGAAGTCGTCCCAATACCCAGATTGCCGCTGGCATCCAACGTCATCGCTTGAGTAAAAGTAATGGCGTTGCCTGCTGTGCCTGATGGGGCGTTGAACCAACGGTGTTGGCCTGTTACTTGTGAATACAGACTTGCAGCGGCAGTGGTTGTATATTTAAACCCGCTGTTGTAATAATAGTTTGCCCCGATATTTCCGTTTGGGCCGTGGAAAGCAAGTGCGCCGTCACTTGGTAATTCAATTGTTCCGCCGCTCCAAGCACTCGGAGTAACTCCCAAGCCCAGATTGCCGGAGGCGTCGAGGAGCAACTGGTTTGTGCCGCTTGCCGCTGTCTGAATGGCAAAAGAAGAACCGCCAAACAGTGTTGCTAACGTGGTGGTGTTGGTGGCCGCACTGATCGTGTAGCCGTAAGAGCCAGTGGCATCGTTGTGGCGGAAAGTGCTGCCTGCCACATGCAGCTTGGCAGAAGGCGAAGTCGTCCCAATACCCACGTTACCGGCGGAGCTGATGTTTATCACGCCCGAAGGCTCAGTGCCTCCATTGCCGCCAATAGCTAAAATACCTGCGGTTTTTGCGCTGATCCACCAAGCTATACCAGCGCCCACATTGTCTTGCAAAACAAGGTTTCCGCTACCAGCGGTATAACCTCGGATGGCTGCAAAACCGCTTGTAGATTGAAGCGCTATAGTTGCAAGTCCAGACACGCCAAAAGTTGACCCGTCCCATGTCAGCGCAGAACCAGTGGTCACCACCTTGGAGCCGTTGAGATACGCTACTCCGTTGGCTGTGCCGCCGGACAGGGTAGTAGTTCCGGTTATCGTTACGTTGCGGAAGCTGACATCTCCGCCGAGCTCACCGATCTTTACGAAGTCCGATCCGTTCCAAGCAATCTGCGCCGTCTCGCCTGCAATGATGGTCACGCCCGTGGTTGGGCCAGCGCCTACAACTTTGATGGACTGCGTGCTGCTGGTCTTGTTGATGACGGTGTAAATCTTGGACTGCGCGGGGACGGTGATTGTGCGTGTGGCTGTGCCGCCTGCCGTCCATAACAAAATGGCTTCCCGGGCTGTGTTGGCCGCGCCCGTTGTGGTGGTCAGGGTAACGTCAGCATCAGTGCTCAGGGTAGTCGTGCCTGCAATCGCAGAATCAAGCAGCGATGTGATCCCGTTGTTGACCGTGTCACCCCATGTCCCGCTCAATTCGCCTGTGACCGGGAGAGCTAAGCCCAATAGTGATGTGTATGCTGTGGTCATAACTCGCCTTATGAGTTGTCAATGTTTTGCCAATTTGGCGTCTGCGGATTACTGATATTTTGCCAGTTTGGCGTCTGCGTGTCATCTATCGGGTTCCACAACAACGCACTGCTGTTTGCATCCGCAACGCTGGACGACTCCGTCACAGACAGTGTGAAGTTGACGTTACCAATCGGCGCATCCAAACCACTGGCGCTTTCGGCAATCGCCATGTTCCAGTTGACGTTAATGCTCGGGGCGTCTGCTGCGCTGGAAGTTTCTGCAATCGTTGACGCATACGCAGTGCCAAACAGCCAGTTTGTGTTGTTGCCGCCGTAGACGTTGTTGCTGGCAAATGGAGCCAGCCATGTAGCCCCGCCCGCTGCGTAGCTGTCTTGGATGGTCAGGTAGCTGACGCTGTTGGTTCCGCTTGCCGCGCTGATCGTTGCTTGCGTTCCGGCAGTGGAGCTTTGCAAGTACTTCTGGTTTGTACCCGATGTAGCAAACGAACCGACAGTGTTGGTTGTACCGGCTTGGAGTTTCAACGTGCCATTGGTCATGGTCAATGTGTTTGTATCAATGTTCAAAGCATCAGCGCAAGTCCATGTGCCGCCCACGCCATCAAATGTTACGTTGCCGTTTATTGTTTTGCCGTTGCTGGTAATTGTTTTTGTTCCAGAAGTAGATGCAAAAGTTAATGGGTTAACTCCACTAAAAGTTACAGGTGAAATAACATTTAGACCTATCGTAAAATTACCAAATACTTTAGGTAAATTTGCGATATTTAATGTTCCATTAAAATTTGTGGTATCAATGTTTCTATATCCACCAGAAATTCCTTGAATAGTGAATATATCAGTGGCATTATTTAAAACTTCAATGCTAATAGATTGAGATTCTGGCAAAACCCACATAGTGATATTTCGTTGTCCTGTGCCGCCTGAATATGTAAATTGAATGAGTGGTGCAGTTCCAGTGACAGTTGCATTAGTAGAAGTACCGCCTGAAAATGGTAGATTATTAAAACCAGTTAAAACAAGTTTTCCAGTTGAACCAAACGCTAATGTTCTAGTATTTGAATTGGTAGAAGCAAAAGAAAACGTGGTTATTGTTTTGGAATTTAAATTCAATGTACCGTTAGTAAGCGTCATCCCGCTTCCTGATACAGTGCCAGCATTTAAATTATCTTGAAGCGTCCAAGTACCGCCAACACCATCAAATGTGATCGGAAAATCAAGCGTCAAACCAGCAGTTGTAATGGTCTGGCTACCAACACCGTTAAATGTGTTTACACCCGTACCAGAGCCAACAGACATTCCCGAAGTTAATGTCAGGTTTCCGTAAATGTTTCTGACAAGGTTGCCAAATGTTCCGGTAAACCCGCTGGTAAAAGTCAGATTTCTAAGGTTGGTTGTGCCGCTTGTGGTAATCGTATCGCTACCGTTGGTGACATTGATGTTAGGAAAAGCCGCAGTGTTGGATGGCGTGCCCCAACTGATAACCCTAGAACCTGTAGTGGCAACAGGATTGCTTGTCAAATTAAACGTAGGAGGTACATCCACAGTCAAGCTGCCTGTTGTGCCAAAACTTACTACTGTGGCGCTATTGCCTGTGATAATGATAGGTACAGAATATGTTAACAAACTACGGGCTACACTGCCGCTACCAACAAAAATTCCAGTAGTTAATGTTTTGTTGTTTAAATCTAATGTGCCATTGGTTAGCGTCAATGTACGAGTTGAACTAAGCGTCAAATTATCTTGCATTGTCCATGTGCCACCAACGCCATCAAATGTAATGGGGTTGGTAATTGTCACGCTATTGGTGGTAATGGTCTGCGATGTAGTTGCGGCAAATGTCCAAGTGTTTGTGCCACCAGTAACCGTCATTCCAGTAGCTAACACCAAATTACCGTAAATTTGCGGAGACGCACTTGCGGCAATAGAACCAGAAAATCCAGTGAAATCAAGTGTTCGTATTGAGCGAGTAGCCGTTCCTAAAGAAATGGTATCCGCACCAGCTTTAATGTATATATTGGCTGAATTTGAAATAGTGCCGCCAACAGAAATTTGTGGTGCGCTTATGCTTCGTGTCTCGCCTGATAAACCATTACCAGTAATTTCAACCACTGGAGTTCCGGTAAATGTTAATCCAGTTCCGGTTGAAGTTGTATATACCGTTGCGTTTGTGCCAGTAACGACAATTTTGCCAGTGCCAAATGCCAATGTTCGGGTGTTACTGTTGGTTGAAGAAAATAAACCCGCAGTCAATGTGTAATTGTTTAAATCCAATGTGCCGTTGGTCAGCGTACAAGTGCGAATTGAAGCAACGCCAGATGGTGATGGGCCTAAAATCAAATTAGATTGAAGTTGCCAAGTACCCCCAACACCGTCAAATGTAAATGGGTTGTCAAACACAACGGCAGCGGTGTTAATTGTCTTTGTTCCAGATGTTGCGGCAAATGTGTATGCGCTTGTACCAGCCGTTCTGGTCATTCCTGATGTAGACGCTTTAAAATTTCCGTAAATGGTAATGGCTGTGTTAGTTAATCCACCCGCATATCCTGTTGGGTTTGTGCCGTCAGTAAAATCCAAATCACGATAAGCGCCAGCGGTAAGACCCAAAGCACCTGTGCCAGCGGTAATTCTGAAAGAAATGCTGTTAGTTTCTGTGACAGCAGTGGGTGCAATTGTCCTTGAAGTTGCACTTGAGTTGGTACAGATAATCAAAGGCGTACCCGTGACCGTCATGGTCGTAGCGCCAGTAAAAATTGCGCCTGTGCTGTTCAGCGAAATCGTGTTTGTACCAAACGCCAGCGTACCCGTAAAGCCTGTGCAAGTCAGGGTTTGAACCGTTGGACTGATGTTAAGCGTAGCTGTACCAGAGCCAGATGAAGCGTTAAAAATAGCCGCATCAGCAGTGCTAGGTACAGACGCGCCAGAAGCACCGCCAGAGGCCGTAGACCAGTTGGTTGTGCTGTTCCAGTTACCCGTACCGCCTGTGACCCAATAACGGTTTGCCATGCTTACTCCTTACTGGATTAAGCCGACAAGCTGAATGTGTAAGTTACGGTGACAATGTCGCCTGCGATCACGCTGCGGTCACCAGACGTAAAATCAGCAGCGGAGAACAAAACACCTGTTGTGCCGCCCTTGGTGTTACTGCTGGTCAAGAACGCTCCGCCCACCGTACCTGTAGCGTTGATTGAGAACGAAGCAGGGGAGGCTGAGCTGGTCACCACCGATGGGTTGGCTGTCGTGGCCGTAGCAAAACTTGCAGTGCCCCTCGTGCTGTTGGAGTACGAAGTAAATTCTGTCCAGCCAGCGTGCGAGGACATGGTATCGCCAGCAGCAGGGTTGTTGCTTGCTCCAGCCCCATACAAACCAACATACCATGTGGTGATCTGTGAACCTGCAGCCAAAGCCGAGTTAGCCATTTGTTGCAGGCCAACGTTGACCACCAAGTTACTTTCCTCAGCCGACCACTTGAGATTGCCACACGAGTCGTAGCAATCCACTTTAAAAACGCCTGTAGCCCGTGCTTTTTCACCAGTCATATCAAATCCTTATGTGCTTCGTATCAATGCAGCCGTTGCTGTGTTCGCGGGCATGGTGATGAGAAACGTTGTAGTGGAAGTCTTGTCTGCGCCAAAGTCCAACACGGCCACCGATTTGTTGCCTTTGCTTGCGTTGTAAATCAGAGCACAACGAGCCGTCAATGCAGCAGTCCAGCTCACGTTTGCCCAGTTAGCGTAAGCCGTGCTGCCGTCGCTGCTGATACTCACGCCGGTCATGGTTTGCCCTCCGGCTGTATAGCCAGACGCTACAACTTCGTTGGAGGCAGAGTAAGCTGTGGTGGCTGCGTTTAAATCTGCGGCAGCGGTATACAGGGCAATCTTGATCGTGTCGGTAGACAAGTCGTGAATGCCCTGATACAGCTCTTTTTTGAAGCTGGTGGTTTGGGTTTGGACAATCGAGCTCATGAGACCTGCACCCGCACTTGGCCGTCACGGTATGCGTCGGCCCGCTGTTTGCCATCGCCAAGGTTCTTGAGCAGGGCAATGGCCTGCACATATCGATCCTGGTACAGCTTGACCATATCGGCTTCACCCTTCATGTAGGTGATTGCCTCGCACATGGTTCCGTAGAGCAAGGCCGAGTCAAAGTTATCACCAAGCCAAGTCGTGCCCGCAGTCACAATCGACTCTGGGTAGTAGTAGTAATGCAGTTCTGCACCATATGCCGCATCAGGCGTGGGGCCCACAATCAAAGCCAGCTCATTGACGTTAGCGCTCTGCGGGCCAAAAATGGCGTAGTGCTTGGGCTTGCCCGTGGTCGATGGATTGGGGTAGGCTTCACGAATAAAGTTGACGTCTTTATCCAGCAGGTACAAATATTCACCGCCGCCAATCGGGTAGATTGCCAACGAGTACACAGACAAAAAGTCATCGGGGCAGGACAAGTATTTATTCCCGCTCGACAACATACCCGTCACGTTTTTACGCAAATTGGCAATTTGAACAGTGTTGTAAATCCTTTGTTCTGCTTGCCGGATGAACGTGTCCATATCCGCTGTGGGAAACGTGTTCTCACAGTAATCGGTTACAAACGTGACGAGTTCGGTGTAGGTCATGCCATTGGGCCTCGGGCCATCACGCCCTTAGTGGCTGCGCCAGTACCACGGATTTTGATGCCGTCTGTTTTGTCGGGCTCTTTACCAGCGGACTTGCTGATCGCACCGATGCTCACATCATAGGTGTCCAGCTTGCTGCGATTTGGCGGGTAACCGGGGTTTGTACCAAATTCCACAGGAGCTTGCGTCATTTTCTTGCCGTTCATTGTGTGCGGCTGAGCGTAGACCTTGGCATCGCCAACTTCTTTGCCCATCATTTTTTTGCTGAATGTAGCCATGATTAGCCTCGCTTCTGTGCTGCAATCTTGGCCAAATTACGGCCCATTGCTTTCATGTTGGCATTGGTTTTGCCTTGGGCTTTGTCTGTGCCACCCATCATTTCTTTTTGCATTGGGCCGCTGTCACCAAGATTTTTACCTTTGGTCTTGCCTTTAGACGCAACGCCGTCTGCTGCTCGTGTAAATGCCATGATTAACTCCTTACGATACCGTTACTGTACCAACAAATGTCGTTGCCACCAAGTAATTTGGTGTAAGCGACGCATCAAATCCACTACCCCCGCCAACCGGTGCCCAGCCCCATTGAATATCCCGAGAACCGCCAGACAAGTTGCCGTTGACGTTGACTCCAGAAGTCACATACGTTGTGTCCTTGCGTGGGTTGCGCAACGCTTGCGGATCATCAACCGGGAATGTACCCAGCATTAACTGCGGTTGATCTGGATCCCAGCACTCAGGACATACCAACAACTCATATTTACGCTGCTTGATAATTTCAGTCTTGAGCTTTTTCAGCTTGAACTGCTGCCCGCAGCGATCACATTCCGCAATCGCTATCTTGCCGGATGCGAAGCGGTTACCCATTATGAGCCCCCGATGAACATCTGGCGTGGGACGAATCGCACAGCAGCTTTCTCACGGTCTTCAGAACTGGCCAAATCCCAAGCCTCATCGTACTGAGCCTTCAAGACATCCAATCGCTGAGCACCGTTTGGTAGCTTCAAAGCAAGGTAGTAGGCCAAGCCAGCCACCATTGCACCCAGGAAGCGGAATGGCACGTCCATTGTGTTTACACCGTTGCCAGCATCATCAATGCGGCGCAGACGCCAGTACACAAAGGTGTAAGTGGTGCTGTTGTCCGGCACAGGCCACACAGTAATCCGTGGGGTTTCTTGGCGGCGCTCAATCCACACCTGAATTGGACGTGCCTGCTGTAACTTGTTAGGGATTGTGGCGTAGGTGGAAACACTGATACGTGTGATGGTGAGGTCTGCCTGCGTGGATGCGTTACCTGCGCCCGTGCGGATGACATGCTCAATCAAGTCCACCGTATCAGAAGGCAGGTCATACGTTGCCTGCCCCGGAATCAAAGTGATTGACCCCTGCTCAAACGTCCACATGTTCAGGCCACGGTTAGCCCAGTCAGCAAACAACAAGTTCAGCGACCGACGCGCTGTGCGCAGGTCATAACCCGAACGCAACTCAGAACCAGCACGCTCAAACGCCTCCTCGACCAGTTCGGTCAAGTCCATGTTAAACGCGGTGGTTCCAGAGATGGTCATTTCATGCCTTTGAGGGTTTCAGCCAAACGTGCGCGTTGGCCCATTTTACCGGGCTTCTTTGCTGCTGCGGCAAGCTTTTTTGCAGGAATGGGCTTACCAGGCTTGGCGCCCAGTTCCTTACGCAAAGCACCAGGTTTTGAGATTGCCTTCTGGATCCATTTTTCAGCCATGATTACACCTTTGCAGTTTTTGCAGATTGCACAAATGCTTGCGCGGTTGGAGCGCCTTTGGCTCCCGGCTTACGCATGCGTTCACCAGAGCCTGCAGCAATCCGTTTGCGTTTAGCATTGATGTTGGCATACAAACCAACATTGCCGCCTTCAGCGTACTGCGTGAAGTCAGTGTCATCCCGTCGGGCTTTCTTTGCACCTTTGGGCATCTTGGAAGGGGAGATGGCTCCCATGCCGCGACTGGCTAACATATCAGCACATCTTTCCGCGAGTCTTGCCTTTGGTGGCAATGCCATCGGCGCGACGTGATGC